CAAGACGCTGTTCTTGCGGTACACATTCGGCAACGCCCCATAGAGCGCCTGAACGTCAAAGAGACCAACCGTTGAGTTGTTGTTCGTCGTGACGTTCCGCGCCGAACCAAGGTTCGCGAGAATGTTGTTCACGGCGTCTGCCGAGATACCGAGTGCATGACGTTGGGCAAAGACGCGCTCTGCAATCGCGCAACTTCCCGCGAACAGGTCGGGGTTGTCTTCCGATAGTTCAAAACTGATATTCAGCTTTCCGCTGCGCCAAGTCGGGGTTTGTCCGAACTGAAGTTTGCTCGCGGTGAACGGAGATGCGACGCCGCTGTTGGTCTGCGTTGCTTCGCTGACCTTCACGGACTTGTTCCAAGCCGCGACAACAGGCGAGCCGCTCGTCGTGTAGTCGGTGACGATTGGCACCGCTCCTGCGCTGCCCTTTTCACTTTCCCAAACGGTGCAAGCGTCAGGCGACAACAGTTCGTCAAACTGCGCGAGCATAGAAAAGAGCCGGTCGGAATAGAAGGAACTCGGGACCAATGGAGTTCCGCTGCCGGGTCCGCTGTAGGTTTGACCTATGACGGTTCCCCACTGTGACGAACTCTGAAGGTCGGTTCTCATTTCGGACTTGTTGCCCGTGATGAATCCGCGCCACTCTTCTACGGCAGAGCGGGGAATGTTCATGTCTTCATCGGTGATGCCCATTTCTTTACGAATGGACGCCATACGAGCCGACGCGAGTTCTTGCGGTGTGACGCCGTTCTTCAACAGCGCAAACTCTGCAACCAATTCACGGTGACGCATCTCGTCGCCCTTCGTTGGTTCAGCCTTGCTTGATATTTTCTCCATCTCGCCCAACACTGCGATGATGCGCTGTGCGGACAAGTTCACTTCAGTTATGCTCTTCATGGTATTACCTTTTCCTTTTTGGGGTTTGTACTGCGCACTGCTTGGGGGTTTCTACTTCCTTACAACAAACTCTTGACACGCTGAATCCGAAGACGCCGCGCTTCAACTTCGTTGACTTGCTTTGGAATGATGATGCCGCCTGCACTCCGCGCTTCAATAAACTCGGAGCCATTCGGGAAGAAGACCGTCGCCAAAGACCGAGCATCTGCGCTTGAGTCGGGATAGGCCGGGTTTGCGACATAGGAAACTTCGCTCAACGTGTCGCAATTCCGCAACGTGCGGAGTCGGCACCGCTCGCCGTTCTCGTCTGTGTCCCAATCCCACTCTTCACCTTCTCCGTCTTCGGGAGTTGAAAAAGTGAAACTCATATTTCGGATGTTGCCGTTCTTCACGTTCCTGTACAGGTCAGCGGCATACGTGACGGACGGGTCAAGATTGGTTTCGGTGTACAAACCGTTCTCGTCTTCAAAGCAACGAAGCGTGCCCGCTGATTTGCGACCTACGATTTGCGCATTGTTATGTTCAATCGTGGATATTTGGTCTTGTGTCGCGAGAGCGCGAGCGAAGCACCCTTTGGAGCAACGTTCAATGAAACTTGAACCTGCTCTCGTCCAAATTGGTTTGCTGCGTCGCATCCATTTCACCGCGTAGCCTTTCACAACAGGAGCCGACGCCGTACCTTCTGCGCGAACTTCCGCCGTGAACGTTCTAAACTCAACGTTTCTCATTGTGGTATTTCCTTCTGATTGGGGTTTGTACTGCGAACTGCTTACTTCTTCTTCGCTTCGGGAATCGGTTGCTTGCCTGTTTCAATCGCCGCGTTCACAACTTCACGCGCCGATGGAATCAACTGCTTGCCCTTGCCCGCTGCATTCTGCTTCGTCCAAAATTTCTGACTTGGTAACGGTGTCTTTGACATGGTTTCTTCCTTTCTGTTCTGCAAGTCCCGCGAGAACTTGGCGTGACCATTGCGAGAAGTTGTTGAACGCCGTTTGAAGTTCTTGCGTCATCGGGTTTCTATCCGTGACGCCTGTCCGCCTTGCCAACGAACACGAACAGGTTCGTCAGGCCGAGCGCCCACTTCCTTTTCACAACGCTTTCTCGCGACGGCTTGCATGATGAGCCTTCGCCCATCAACTCCCGTCAGTTGAGGAAGGTTGTCAACGACGCTCTCAAGCGAGACCGTGTTGTCTTCAGCGGTCTCAAGAATGAAAACATCTATTGCTTCTTGCAGCGCCGCGTACCGGGCCTCAACCCGGTTCGCAGGTTTCCTTCGGTCAAAGATTCCCATTTTCCTTTTCTCCTATTGTTCATCTCTCTTGCGTGCTCACGCGCAACTTCACGACGCAAGCAACCGCAAGACTTCGTGTTGCCGGTTCTTAGAGCGTTAGAACTCACGCGCTCGCAGAACTGCCCACAATCACAGACGGCAGAAAACAGCGCGAAGCAACATTCGCGCCGCTTGTTTTTCTTGTCCCGCCAAAGTTGATGTCTCCAACCCCAAAACGAAATAACGAGAAGCCGCCCGTACTTCGCGCCCGTGATGTCAACGAACGTGCTCATTGCCTGTCACCGTTCTTGGATAGTTGCTCGCAACGAAGTCAACGCCTTCAACCCAACACGGCGTTCCTTCATCGGGCGGGTGACAGAAGTCACAGAGCGCGAGCAGGTTCTTCAAATCAAACATCGCGCCGCCCTGCCTGGGACTCACGATGTGATGGGCCAGTGTGGAAGCGTTGCGGCATTGCTCGCACTTCCCTGTGAGCGGGTCGCGCACGATGCGCTGGCAGATTGAATTGCAACGTCGGCATAGCATGGAGCACTTGCGCCAAGCCGTGACGCTGTACCGCTTGCTGATTGGGTCATTCTTGCGAAAGCGTTCCTTCGCTGCCGCAACAACTGAAGAGCCGGGCATCTTGGCCGTTGGTGTGTACTTCATCGCCGCCCATTCCACCTTGAGTACTGGAAGTCACCGGAGAAGCCACCTTCGTCGGTGTCAATGAATGGTTGCCTGGGTTGAGCGTCGGTCGGATACTTCGGCTTCATGCTCAAGTGCGCAACCATGCCCGCGTCATTCATCGGATACGGCGTCGCGTTCGGACAACAGTTCGGCACAGGAGCAACGCCGCCGAAGCCGTTGTGCGCGACCCAAACATCGTCGCGCTTACAGAACGGGCACTTGAACTCAAGCACCGGGAGTCGGTCCCGCTGTGACGTGAATGTTGCTTTCCAACCCATGCCTAAGAACTTCGCGAATGGTCGCAAGAAATACAGTTGAAGTGACATGCTGTTGTCTCCTATAAGGTGAAGATTCGGGGTTGCACTGCGTACTTCTTGTTCTCAGGGTCAAGAAGTTGTTGCCAAGCCGTGACCGTCGCCTGCACCGCGTCAATCTTTGCGCGTCGGTCGCCGCCGCTCTTACTCGGTCGGATACCGCCGTGTTTCTCGTCCGGTTCAAGGTCAACGTTTGACAGCATCCACTTCAAGACCGGGTTGCCGAGATGCGCGACGCTTCCGTTGAGGATTCCCATTTTCAACTCACGCGAAGGGGCCGTGAGAAAACTTGGCATCTGAGGAACAGCGACACAATGCGCGACGCGCTCTTCGTGCAAGCGCGAGAACATCACTTCGCTTTTCCACTTGTCGTATGCAAGCACCGGCACTCGGTACGTTGCGCAAATCTGCTTGATGTCTTTCTCAACGATGGCGGTGTCAACAAGTTCTTCGCCCGCGACCTTAATCCAACCTTCGCGAATCCACAGATTCAACGGCACGCGCCAACTTTGCTCATGTTCGCGAATCTTTTCGGACGGTACCCACAACCACGGAACGATGAGCGTCTTGAACGCATACGCGCCCGTGTCCGTGAGACCCGACACGAACTTGTTCGTGACAAGAACGAACGCCGCAAGGTCATCGGAAAGGCCAAGGTCAAAACCGCCGAAGAAAATCACGCGGTCTTGCTGCAACTTCTCCAATGTGGCCTTCCGAAGTTCCATCGCGCCGCCGGTCGGCATCGGAACGCCGACGCACTTGTTGATTGCATCCTGTGGCAGCGAGTGACCTGTCACGACGCTGTTCCAAATGTTCGCGTGGAAGCGTTGGAACGAGAAGAGCGATTGCGGGTCGTTCTCAAACTCGCGGGCCTGGGAACGAAGACCTTCAACGTCTACGGACACGCCAAGGTTCGGGTTTGCCTTAATCCACACCGATTCATCGGCGGGATTATCGTCTTTGTCCAAAGATGCGATGTAGACAAGACGCTCGTCACTAAACGAGAAGTCTTCCATCGCACCGGACAACATGCGTTCATAAAGTTCGTGCTGACTGTAGCACCATGAATCGCGGTCTTCACCGGCAGTTGTTCCGCTCATCACCAACGGTTGCGGGCGCGACAACGTTCCAGATTGCAACCGCTTCGTCACGGCGTCGCTTGGGTGTTCGTGAATTTCATCAAGAAGTACAATCTGTGGTCGCAAGCCGTCCATCGTGTGAGCGTCTGCACCCAGGGCCTCAAATGTTGCGCCTGTGTCCACAACTTCCAACTTCCGAACTTGAACCTTCACCGCGTCGCGGAGTTGAGCCGAGCCGAGAATCAAAGCCTTCGCGTCAGACCAAATGATGCTTGCTTGGTCGCGCTTCGTCGCTGCCGAATAGCAAGCCGGTCGGATGCACAGGTCGGCCAACATTCCGAACAGGCCGATGCTTGCAAGAAATGTTGACTTGCCGTTCTTGCGCCCGGTCGCGAGCCAGAACCAACGGAACCGCCGAAGACCGCTCGCACGTTTCCACGCGAACAGGTTAACGACGATGAAGCACTGCCAGTCCTGAAGCGTCCACTCGGTGACATAGTGTTTGTACCAATCGCCGATGACCTGTGCTTCGTCGGGGTCAAAGAAAATCCCACGGTCTTTTCCAACTTCCAAGTCGGACAAGAACCGAGAGCAGGCGAGCCGCACGTTCAGACCGGCGACTATTTCGCCCTGGGTCACGCGCTGCGCGTACTGACGAGCGATGGTCGCAGGATGACCGTCGGGCCAGTTGAACAGGCCCAAGGATGCCCGGCAGACGGTCTCGTCTGGAACAAGCCGCGTCGCAAAACTCTCGCGAACATTTCTGACGGAGACGATGAACGCTTCCAGTGATGGAACCGCAACGGTTGGAAGAGCCGGGCATGTTTGAACTTCCGCGAATGGTGCCCGCGTCGCCCAAATTGCTTCAAGGCGACCGACTTCTTTGACCGCTGCCATTTTCCGAGCGCCTGCGCACTTGTACTGTTCGGCGCGAGCCTGAACCAACTGCAACAGAAGTTCTCCGTCGGACTGGGCCAGCTTGCGGGCCGCGAGCAACTCCTTCGCGAGCGCGTTCCACGCCCGGCGGGTTGCGAACGGAAGACCCTTCGGTCTCGGCGGTTCGCCCAACTCAAACGGCGTGC